GTTTACAGGTAATTCACACAAGATGGCTGACGGTACTTTGCACACTGGAAAAAGTCATACTAAAACTAGTGTAAAGTTATTTCATTTAAAAGACTTGTCTGCTACGGCAAAAAAGAAAGCTAAATAAAAGGTAGTAAATAATGGATAAACCAAATCGCGAAGAAAAAATGATGGGTGGTTCTATGCTATCTACTCCTGAAAGAGAAATGTATGGAAAAGGATCGTTAGTAAAAAAACTTATAGCAATTCTTAAACCACTTAAAGCAGGCCAAAAACAAAGTCAAGCTGGTACTAGAGGGCAAGCAGTCCATAATAAAGATGTAGCAACAGGAATTGTTGTTGCTGGGGGTTTAGGTTATCTTGCTAATTCAGATGAGGGTATGGCACTTTTAGAAGCTGCTGATGCTGGCGAAATAGATGCTGAAATAAAAGAACCGGATGAAAGAATTAACCCTAACGATTTTCCTACTTATCAAAAAAATACTGATTCTGCTTCTGCTTTTCAAAATGCTTTTGGAGAAGCTAGAGAAGCAAGAGCAGATACTTTTGAATTTGAAGGTAGAACATATTTAGCAGATTTACCTGTTACTAAAAAAGCTGAAGGTGGCTCTATGAAAAGAGATGCTTATCAAGAAGGTGGCTCTATGTTAGTACCTCCTGAAATGACAGATATGCCAGTAGATACATACCCAAATATACCGCCAGAAGAAATGGCAGCAGTAGAAGCTTCACAACTTCCAGATGCAGAAGTGGAAGATAATTATATAGATTTTGTAATGACTGAAGCTTTAGAACAAGAAGAGCAATCTTATTTAATGAATGCTTTAGAGTCTGATCCACAACTTAGTATGATATTTGATAAGGTTGTTGATACAGCAGCAGAATTTTCGGGAGACGGGCCAGTTGACGGCCCCGGAGATGGTACTTCAGATTCAATACCTGCTAGATTATCTGCAGGTGAATTTGTAGTCACTAAAAAAGCCACTGATCAAATAGGTGCGGGGTCGCTTCAAAGTATGATGGACGAAGCTGAACGTGCCTATGATGGTGGTTTAATGAAGAAAAACAAAGCAGATGAAGAAGATAATATAAAAGAATCAATGTTATCTTCTAATCAAATGCCGAGTTTAAATATAAGTAAACGATAACGGCGACCTTGACGTAAAAGCCCCGTACTGAATTATTTGCAAGTAATTTATTGTTATGGCTACCTTTTAAACAACAAGCCCCGTGGAGAAAAGTATGGCTGATCAACAAATGGAAGAACAAGTACCTAACCTTTATAACGCAAAGAAAAGTTGGCACACACCAGATAAACCATCAAAAGGTGACGCAGATGGTTTGTTTTATGAAACCCAACAATCAGTGCAGGCCACTTCTACTGATGAAGAATCAGATGGAACCCCTGACACTAAGCCTAAAGGTGCAAATTATAAAAAAAGATATGACGATTTAAAAAAGCATTATGACCAAAGAGTTTCTCAATTCAAACAAAAGGAACAAGAACTTTTAGCAGACGCAGCCTCTAAAGCTCCTGCATATAAAGCTCCAAAGTCTTTAGAAGAATTAGAGAAGTTCAAGGCATCAAATCCAGATTTGTATGAAACTGTAGAATCTGTCGCTCATATGCAAAGTGAAAGTCAAACTCAAGAGTTACGCGAACAACTATCGGTTATCCAACAGCGTGAAACTGATCTCTTAAAACGAGAAGCGGAGTCCGAACTCAAGAGAAAGCATCCTGATTTTGAAGATATAAGGGGTGATGATGATTTTCACAACTGGGCGAAAGAACAACCAGAAGCAATACAACAGTGGGTTTATGCTAATAATAATGATGCTAGTTTAGCTAGTCGTGCTATTGATCTTTATAAAATGGAAAAGGGTGCTAATCAGCCGAAACAACAAAAGTCTAGACAGAAAGAAGCTGGCAACGCCGCTGATATGGTGTCAACCAAAACAACGGCTGTAGATGCTAAAGCTCCTAAAATCTGGACACAACGGGAAATCCAGAGGATGTCCCTCAATGATTTTGATAAATACTCAGACGAGATTAATCAAGCATTAGAAGAGGGCAGAATCCGGTAAAATTGTTTTTTATTTGGAGATATAATCATGGCTTATAATGCATCAGACCAGTTTTTTGAACAGAGTACTGACACCAATGGTAACTTTGGTAACTCAGTAGCTGGACAAACTAACTCATACTTTTTACCAGCAGTCTATTCTAAACAAGTTCTAAACTTTTTTAGGAAGTCTTCAGTTGCGGAAGCAATTACGAATACTGACTATGCTGGTGAAATTGCAGCATACGGTGATTCTGTAAGGATCATCAAAGAACCAGAAATTACTGTCTACACTTACGAAAGGGGTGCAGACATTACGCAAACTAAGTTGACTGACCAAGAAGTAAATCTTGTCGTTGACACAGCTAATGCTTTCAAATTCATTGTAGACGATATTGAATCTAACATGTCTCATGTTAATTTCAGAGAAGCTGCAACATCTGCCGCTGCTTATGCACTGAAAGATGCTTTTGATGAAGGTGTTATTGCGACTATGCTTGCGGGTGTATCAGCATCTAGCCCCAATCATATTCTTGGTTCTGATAGTGCAACTGACCTTGCAGCAGGAACTTTTGACGGTACAGGTAATTTGGATATTGGCTTTGGCAGCTCAGAGCATGATCCTATTGATGTACTATCCCATATGTCTCGCCTACTGGATGAATCTAATGTTCCAGAAGAGGGCCGTTGGTTCCTAGCTAATCCTGAATTTTATGAGATACTTGTTCAAAGTTCTTCTAAACTTCTTTCAGTGGATTACAATGCAGGTCAAGGGTCAATTCGTAACGGACTAGTTTCATCTGGTAAGTTGCGTGGCTTTGACATGTATAAGACTAACAACATTGCTGCAGCATCAAACGCTGCTGGTCGTGTTCTTGCTGGTCACATGTCTGCTACAGCGACAGCTCAGACTATTACTAGTACTGAAGTGTTGCGTGATCCTGATAGCTTCGGTGACATTGTACGAGGACTCCATGTATATGGTTCCAAAGTACTACGTCCTGATGCGTTAGTTTCTGCCTTCTATGGCGTTGACTAGTTAGTTTAAGTTTGGGGGCTGTAAAAAGCCTCCTTACTTTTTTTGTTTTAAAGGAGCAAAGAATGCCTCAAATCGGAACAGATGCCCAGCCAGTAATGCTTAATAGTAAAAAGAGAGGCAAAACTTTAGGTCTTGCAGGTTCTTTCTTTGAGCGTGAACGAAAGAAAAAGTATGATGAAAACTACGACAGAATTTTTAAAAAGAAAGATAAATAATTATGGCTACTACCTTCTTAGAGTTAACAAATGAACTGTTGCGTGAGCTGAATGAAATTGTTGTTACGGCTTCAAATTTCTCTAGTGCTGTAGGAATACAAGCACACGCTAAAGATTGTATAAATAGAGCATACTTAGATATAGTAAATGAAGAACCAAAATGGCCCTTCTTATCTACAGGAGAAAGTGGGGCTACTGATCCAATGTTTGGAAATGTTGTTGTTCAAACTACAGCAGCAACTAGGTGGTATGAATTAAAAGCAGCAAGTTCCAGTATAGTAAATGATTATGGTGCTATAGATTGGAATAATTTTTATATTACAACTGTAGGTGTTAGTGGCGAAACAGCACCTTATGTGTCTAGAAATTTAAATTTTATAAGCACAGAAAAGTGGAAAGACTTTAGACGTACACAAGAAAATGCTGATGATGCTGATCAAGCAGTAGGTGGGACACCTCAATTTGTTATTAGAAGTCCTGATTCTAGAAAATTTGGATTAAGCCCAATACCAGATAAAGTATATAAAGTTTGGTTCTTTGCTTATGACTTACCTACACAGTTAGATGCTCATGGTGACGCAATTGTTTTCCCTGATGTGTATAAAACTGTTGTATTATCTAAGGCTAGATATTACACACATCAATTTAAAGATAATCCTCAAATGGCAGTCTTTGCTTTAGATGATTATAAGAAAGGATTAAAAAGCATGAGAGAAAATCTACTGCATCCAACGCCCACAGTTATGTCTGATGATAGAATTAGGTTTATTTAATTATGCAAGCATTTGGTTTATCCTGTCAAGGTGGCTTAAATACTAATCTAAATCAGTTTCAAATGTTAGAGCAGCCCGGTTTTGCTACCGAACTAGAAAACTTTGAAGTTGATCCTGATGGTGGGTATAGAAGAATAAATGGCTATACGCAATTTGGTGGTAGTGACGCTGTAAATCCCAATGGCTCTAATGGTATATTAGGGCTTTTTGTGTATGCGGATGGCCTAATTGCTTGTTCAGGAACTAATATTTATTTTAGTTTAGATGGAGAAAGTTGGTTACAAATAAATAAAGCTAGTGTAGCTGGCGGTGGTGACAATTACAGTACATTTAATGGACGTAGTACGGCAGCAAGAACATCCCAAGCCCAAGCTACTTTTGCTGTATTTGAAGGAAACAGTGTATATGGTGAATTAATTATTACTGATAAAGGTTCAGGTGCTAAACCTGCTCTTTTCAAAATGACAGGTACAGGAGCATTAACTAATAGAACTTATTTTTATGAAGAGATTACAGTCTCAGGTACTGTCTTTCCTAAATTCTGTGTTGTGCATGATAAACATTTAGTAGTCGCTGGTGCAGACACAGCACTTAACACAATATTTTATAGCGGTACAAGTGACATAAATAGTTTTACTAGTAGTGGTTCAGGAAGTATTGCGTTAGATGATCAAGTAGTAGGGATAAAAAGTTTCCGCGCTGATTTAATTATATTTTGTAAAAATAGTATTTATAAGTTATCAAATATAAATGATGCTGATACTATAGCTATTACACCTATAACAAAGAACGTAGGTTGCTTAGACGGACACAGTATCCAAGAGATAGGCGGCGATCTATTATTCTTGAGTCCTGATGGTTTTCGTTTAGTTGCAGGTACAGATAGAATTGGTGACGTAGAGTTAGGCTCTGTGTCACGGCAAATTCAATCTGTAGTATCTACAGTAGCAAAATCTATAGGCTCATTTACTATTAGTAGTGCAGTACTAAGAAGTAAATCACAGTATAGATTTTTTTATAGCGCACCAACAGGAACTACTTCTACATCTAAAGGTATAATTGGAACTATAACTCCTAATGGTTTTGAGTGGTCTGAAACTATAGGTATACAAGCACAAGGTTTTGCATCAGGATTTGATTTTTCAAATATAGAACAAATATATCATGGTGATAGTGCAGGTTATGTTTATAACCATAATAAAGGTAACTCTTTTAATCCCGCAGGTGTGACTACAAATGTAGATGCTAGATATAAAACACCTAATTTAGATTTTGGAGATGCGGGTACACTTAAATCTTTACACTACGCAAAAATATCTTTTACACCTGAAGGGGCAATACAACCTAATTTAAAAGTTTCATATGATTTTGATTCTTTAGATAGGCTACAACCGCCTTTGTATGCCTTAGATGAAATACCAACTCCAGCAGTATTTGGAAGTGTTGCTTCTCTTTTTGGAAGTTCTGTATTTGGTTCATCAGGTGATCCAATGGTTAGAACAGCCGTTCAAGGCAGTGGACATAATATTGCTTTTAAAATATTCAGTCAGGATACTAAAGCACCTTATTCAATAAACGGTTTCTATGTAGATTATAGACCTTCCGGTAGGAGATAACAAAAATGGCTACAAGTTATGTAAGACAAAGCAGTTTCGCAGATGGCGATACAATTACTGCTGCGTTATTTAATGAAGAATTTAACCGTCTCCTAACTGCTTTTTCATATGCGTCTAGTGGAACTACAGGTCATAGGCACGATGGCACATCAGGAGAAGGCGGTAATATTCACACTATAGGTGATCAAGATTTTTTAAATAAAATATTGACCACAGGTAATACTTGGGAGTTCTATGTAGAAGTTTCTAGTGCCGCTGCAAAACAAATGGTCTTGCAAGATGGCGCACTAGTACCTAACGCTGACAGCGATTTAGACTTAGGAACAAGTAGTAAATATTTTAAAAATGCCTTTATAGATAGTATTACAACTACAGGTAATGTTGGAGTAGGTGGAAATCTTACTGTAACAGGGACAACTACATTTAATGGTGGAACAATTACACTGGGTGATGCCGCTGCTGATAATGTAGTTTTTGGAGCTAATGTTGATTCACATATTATACCTGACGATGACGATACTTTTGACTTAGGTTCTGCAAGCCAACAATGGCGTAATGTATATGTTGACGGTACAGTGTTTGCAGATGTTTTAGATTTAGCAGGTACAGCTATTACTTCTACGGCTGCTGAACTTAACATCCTAGATGGCGTAACAAGCACCGCAGCAGAACTTAATATTCTTGATGGTGTCACAAGTACCGCAGCAGAACTTAATATCTTAGATGGCGTAACAAGCACCGCAGCAGAACTTAATATTCTTGATGGTGTAACTAGTACCGCAGCAGAACTTAATATTTTAGATGGTGTTACAAGCACAGCAGCGGAGCTTAACGCTTTAGATGGTATTACAGCAGTTGTAGGAGAGCTAAACGCTCTTGATATTGGTTCAACAGCAATAGGAACCGCCGTAGCTTCTAAAGCAGTTATCTTAGACGCTAACAAAGATTATACTGGAATAAGAAATCTTACTATAGCAGGCGATCTTACTATTAGTGGTGACGATCTAGTAATGGCAACAAACACAGCAGGCCATATTTTAGTAGCAGATGGCACTAATTTTAATCCTGTTGCTGTAGGAGATTTAACAGAAATTAGTACTGCTGCGGATGATGATGTTTTGTTAGCAGTTGATACATCTGGTGGCGGTCTTAAAAGAGTTACTAGATCAGCTATCATTGCAGGTACTGGTTCAAGTGGAGACTTATCTAATGTAGTAGAAGATACTAGTCCTCAATTGGGCGGTAACTTAGACATGAACGGTGCAGATATTGTTACTACTTCAAATGCAACTCTTGATCTAGCTCCTAATGGAACAGGTACAGTTGTAGTTAGAGGAAATACTAACTCAGGTGCAGTAGTATTTAATTGTGAAAGTAATAGTCATGGTCAAAAAGTATTTGGGCAACCACACTCTGCAAGTGTTACCAACACTTTAATGTTACCCGCAGGTGCTAATTCAACATTACTATCTCGTGTATCTGTAGACACGTTGACAAATAAAACTTTAACATCTCCTAAAATTAATGAAAATGTAGCAGTTACTTCAACAGCTACCGAAATTAATCTTCTTGATGGTGTTACAAGTACTACTGCTGAACTTAACATTCTTGACGGTGTAACAAGTACTGCTGCCGAATTAAATATTCTTGATGGTGTTACAAGCACCGCAGCAGAACTTAATATTCTTGACGGTGTTACAAGTACCGCAGCAGAACTTAATGCTTTAGACGGAATTACAGCAGTTGTAGGAGAACTCAACGCTCTTGATATTGGCTCAACTGCAGTAGGAACGGCAGTAGCTTCTAAAGCAGTTATTTTAGATTCTAATAAAGACTACACAGGTATACGCAACTTTACTATTTCTGGCGAACTAGATGCAGCTACCTTAGACATTAGTGGAGCAATAGACGTTGCAGGTAATTCTGTTTTAGCTTCTGTTGATGTTACAGGTGTAGCTACAGCCGCTACCTTTGAACCAGATGGTGATACTTCTGCAGGTGATAATGCTGCAATAGGTTACGCTGCTGCTGACGGTCTTGTTCTTACAGGGCAGGGTAGTACAGGCGATATAACTATTAGAAACGATGCTGATGCATTAGTTGCCCATGTACCAACAGGTACAAATGGTGTTACTTTTGCAGGTGATGTTATAGTTCCTGATGGTGATTTAATATTGGGTAGCACTGCTGTTACAAGTACGGCTGCTGAGTTAAATATTCTTGATGGTGTCACAGCAACAGCAACAGAGTTAAATTTAATAGATGGTGTTACAAGCACTACAGCAGAGTTAAATATTCTTGATGGTGTTACAAGCACTGCAGCAGAGTTAAATATCCTTGATGGTGTTACAAGCACTGCAACAGAACTTAATCTTCTTGATGGTGTGACAAGCACTACAGCAGAACTTAATATTCTTGATGGAGTTACTAGTACCGCAGCAGAGCTTAATATTCTTGATGGGCTTACTGATGTAGGTTTTAAAAACATACCTCAGAATAGTAAAAGTGCTGCTTATACGTTAGTTCTTGCAGACTCCGGTAAACATATATTTCACCCCGTAGGTGATAATAACGCTAGAACTTTTACTATACCAGCAAACGGTTCAGTTGCTTACCCTGTTGGAACAGCTATTACATTTATTAACATGGCAGTAGCTGATGTGACTATTGCAATTACAAGTGATACAATGTATTTATCTTCTGCTGGAACAACTGGTTCACGTACACTAGCCCAGTTTGGTTCCGCAACAGCAGTAAAAATAATAGCAACTTCATGGTTAATCTCTGGGAGCGGTTTAACATGAGTGGTATTTTACAATCACTTTTTGCAAACATGCGTTCGTTTGGCGCAGCTTCAATTGAGGGCCAATTATGGAGCTGGGGGCCGGGTACTGATGGAAGATCAGGTATTGGGTCTACTGCTAGTAAATCATCTCCAGTACAAGTAGGATCGGATGAAGATTGGCTTGAAGGAGCAGGTGGGGTATATCATGGAATATTTCCAAATAGTCTTGGTAAAATGTATTCTTTTGGTAGAAATGCAAATCGTCAGTTAGGACTAGGGCATAATAATCATAAATCAAACCCAACACAAATAGGATCATTAACTACGTGGTTACAAGTTACAGCGGGTTATTACTTTTCAGCGGCTATTAAAACTGATGGTACGCTCTGGGCATGGGGACAAAACGATAATGGGCAAGTAGGCAATGGTACTACCACTCAGAAATCTGTTCCAGTACAAATAGGTTCAGCAACTAATTGGGCGCAAATGCAAGCAGGTGGATTCCACAATGCTGCTATTAATACTGATGGGCAACTTTACACTTGGGGTGTTGCTGGGGGTCTTGGAAATGGCGATGGCGAAGGCTCAGATAGAACTGCTCCGGCAATAGTAGGAGATTTAACTAATTGGGCGCAAGTATCAGGAGGTGGCGCCAGCACTGATGCTTTTTGTATAGCTGTTAAAACTGATAATACTTTATGGGCATGGGGATTTGGTGCTAATGGAAAATTAGGTACTGGTAATACTACTAATAGGTTTTCTCCAGTACAAGTAGGCTCTCTTACTAATTGGCTTAGAGTATCATCAAGTAACGCACATACGATTGCTCTTAAAACTGATGGTACGCTCTGGGCATGGGGGGCCAACAGTTCCTATCGTTTAGGTGATGGAAGTAATACTAATAGATCATCTCCAGTACAAATAGGTTCAGCAACTACGTGGGAAAAGATAGCAGCATATGCGTTTAATAGTCAAGCTATTGAAAGCGGTAAAATGTATGCGTGGGGATATGGAGGTTTGGGAGGTAATGGACAAGGCAACACTTCAGATCAAAGCGCACCAGTACAAGTAGGCTCACTTACTACTTGGACAGGAATAGTAAACAACAGTTATGGTTACTCATTACATGGGATAAAAAGTAGTTAATATGAATAAACAATTACATTTTTTATCAGGTGTACCACGTTCAGGTTCTACTGTGTTGTCTGCTATTCTTAATCAAAATAAACAAACCCATGTTTCTGCTACATCAGGTTTAATATTTGCATTAAATGGAATGGCTACTACATGGAACACTACAGGTTTGCTTTCGTCAAATGAGAAAAATTATGAATTATTAGTTAAATCTATGACCGCTGTTGTTAATGAGTTTTACGCAGATTATGATCATTCAATTATTATAGATAAAAGTCGTGGTTGGCCTATACCATTAATTATGGAAATTATGGAAAAAGTTTTAGGGAATAAGCCTAAGATTATTGCTACTGTACGCTCAGTACCTGACTGCATGGCTTCTTTTGTAAGAATTGCAAAGCCTGAAAATCTTGATGATTTTATATATTCTGACAGGTTATCAGGTTATTTAAAAAGGTCATATCTTTCTTTACAAGCAGGTTATAATTCTAATCCTGATTGTTTTTGTTTGATTGAGTACGAAGATTTAATTGCTAATCCAAAATTACAGCTTGACCGCATACATGCTTTTCTTGAGTTAGATGATTTTGAATACGACTTGACTAATATTGATGGTACTAGTCTTCAAGAAAATGATAAAGAAGTACATGGTTATGCTGGAATGCATGACATCCAGCCTTTCCTTGCCAAACAACACAACGAAGACCCACGAGACGTATTAAAGCACCACTACAGCATGTTCTGTCAGCCTGAGTTCTGGCTAGACACGCCTCGCACAGTGCCTGAGCTACGCGACCTAGACTTTCAGTTATCCGCGTCTAAGATGGGTAACTTTGCAGAGGGGTGGCGGTTAGCTCAGAAGATTAAAAAAGAAGAACCAAACAATCACCGAGCAGCTTTTAATCGTGGATGGTATGTACTACGTCAAGGAAAGATACAGGAAGGTTATCAGTTAATGGATCGTGGACGTATTGAAGGAATATTTGGAGCGCCACTTCCTAACTCACCTGCACCTCCGTGGGACGGAAAATCTAAAGGCACAGTGCTACTTCATTTAGAAGGCGGTCTTGGCGATCAGATACACCAAGTACGCTATGCCAAACACATTGCTGCTAGAGGCTGTAAGGTTATTGTGTCTTGCTCGGCTCCTTTGACAACACTATTCATAGACGTAGAAGGCGTAAGCGCAGTTGTTCAGGATTTTGCCTGCCACGGCGTTTACCACAATTTCTATGTGCAAGGTATGTCGGTTATTGTGCCACTTGGGTTTGAGTTAGAAGACCTAACGGGTGAAGCCTATATTACTAAACCTAAAACTATTAAAGGTTTCCGTAAACGCATTGGTCTTAGATGGCTAGGGAGTCTAGAGTTTGAAGATGTACATCACAGAAAGTTTCCGCATGACCTTATGTTTGATGCCCTGAAAGACGTTGATGCGGAGTTTATCTCATTACAGCGCGATGAAGGTGCAGAGGCTTGTCCTAGCTGGGTTAAGCAAGTGCCATTAGATTCTTGGGAAGATACCCGACAGGCTGCGGCCTCGTGTGATTTGGTCATATCCTCCTGCACTTCAGTCAGCCACTTAGCGGCTGCAATGGGCGTTGAGACTTGGACGATTATTCCGATCATGCCTTACTTTTTTTATGCACAGGAGGGCGATACTTGTCCCTACTATGATACAATGAAATTGTTTAGACAGAAAAAGTTTAATAATTGGGAAGAACCTTTTAACACTATTAAAGAGCGTCTACATAAAAAAACAGTATTAAGGAGAGTTGTATGAGTCATTTTGTACGGGTTGTAAATGATGCAGTAACCCAAGTTTGGGACACACAACCCCCTTCTGGAGAAGAAGGCTGGAGAGATGCTGTTGAAGTACATCCTGATATTACAGATAAACGACAGGTATATACAGGGCATACATTTGACCTCACTACTGATCCCGTTCAAATTGTTTATAATATTGAAAACATTTCTGTAGACGATAGAAAAATAGATGCAATTTTAGAAGCTAAAGGAATTTACCAAGAAGTAGTTATAGCACAAACTAAACTTGAATTAAAAGATGGGTCTGGTAATCCATCACTAATTAGCACAGCTAAAGATGTAAAAGATGCAAGTATTACAGCCATAAATAATTGCACTACTCATGATGAACTAGACGATCTTTAGGATGACTATGGATGATAATAATGTAATAACATTGCCGATTAAAAATTCTGATCTTCTATTAGCGAATGCATCAGAAGAACTAAGTGCATGTGTTATAAAATGTTCAGAAGATGGACTACCTCTAGAGTCCCTAATAGGTCTTTTAGACATTTTTAAAACTAGCCTGACTCTTGAATTAATAAACCCAGAAGAGGACTAACATGGCAACTAAAAAGATAGACAAAAAGAAAATGGCTTGTAATAAACCCAAGCGTACACCTAGCCACGCTAAAAAATCCCATGTGGTTAAAGCATGTGCAAACGGTAAACAAAAAGTAATACGTTTTGGAGAGCAAGGAGCAAGCACAGCAGGCAAACCAAAAGCAGGTGAGTCTGCAAAGATGAAAGCAAAGAGAAAGAGTTTTAAAGCTCGGCATGGTAAAAATATTTCTAAGGGTAAGATGAGTGCTGCTTATTGGGCTGATAAGGTTAAATGGTAATTAAAATGACTGAAGCAGAAATAAAATTAGTTATACAGCAGGCCGCTAAAGAAGGTGCAAAACAAGCACTGAAAGAAGTAGGTCTTTCAGATATAGACGCGCCTAACGATGTCAGAGAATTAAGAAGCTTACTAGATACTTGGAGAGCTACTAAACAAACAGTAGGCCATACAATAGCCAGAGCCGTTACAACAGCAATTTTAACTGCACTAGCTATAGGTATTTACATGGGATGGGAAAAATAATGTTAAACTTTTTAGATAAACTAAAAGCACTTGTTATTAAAACTAAAGAAAAACTTAGAGAGCCTGTAACCGCACCAAGGCGTGAACTTATATCTATAGGTATTGGTCTTATAATCTTATTGGCTATAGCTTACATATTATGATGTTAAATTTTATTAATAGTTTAGTAGGGCCAATCTCAACTTTGCTGGATAAAAGCATAGCGGATAAAGACCTGCGTGAGAAGCTTAGTCACGAAATTGCAACTATGGCTGAGAGACACGGTCAAGAACAGGTCATGGCACAGATTGCAGTCAACCAAGAAGAAGCAAAAAATAATAGTCTTTTTGTATCTGGATGGCGCCCGGCCGTGGGATGGACTTGTTGTCTGGGGCTTGCGGGGAATTTTATTTTAATTCCTATGGGTAATTTTGTAATGACTTTAGCAGGATCAGATGTACTTATACCATTGATTGATGTCTCAACTATGATGCCAGTATTGCTTGGTATGCTCGGCTTAGGTTCCATGAGAACAGTAGAAAAAATCCGTAAAGTAGAAAGGAATAAATAGGAATTATTATGGCTAAGAAAAGAGCAAGGGCGCAAAAGAAAAGAAAAGACTATCGTAAGGGTGGTCGTGTTGGCTATAATGGGGTAGAGGGTATTGGAGGCACAGTAGGAACAATAGAGCCTGATGTGCCACCAGTGACAACTGCTCCACCAGCAACAACTACTCCACCAGCAGCAAACGTCCCAAATCAAGCTTACACTCAATCTGATCTTGATACTGCTGTAGCTGGTCTTAATGCAGGTACTATAAGTGCTGCCGACCTTGCAACTCAATATGGCGTAACTGAAGACTATGTAAATACTAATTTAAAAACAATAAATGCAGACACTAGTGCCTCTATTGCTGCTATACCCGCTGATGGTGACTATAGCGAAGCTGAAACACAACAAGTTCAAGATGCTATTGCTTCAGGAGCAGTAACAGCAGATCAAGCAGCCGCACAATTTGGAGTCAGAGCAGACCAAGTAACGCAGGAAATAAGAAGACGAGAAGCGGTACAGACAGGACAACCAATCGGAAGAACTCCTCTTGAACCCGGACAAGTTCAAGATATGCAGTATACATATGCAGATTCATTAGCTCGTGATCCTTATGCTGCCACTACAACTACTGATCCTGTTACTGGAGAAACAACTAAAACTCCTTATGAATTCCGTAACATGGACGCAGAAAAAGCTGCCGCTGAAGCCGCTGCTGCCGAAGCCGCTGCCCGCGCTGCCGCTGCTAAAGCCGCTGCTGATGCTGCTAATACTGCTACTGAAGTTACTTCTGCTGAAAATACAGCTACATTAAATGCTGCTGATGATGTACAACTATCTAACGTAGATGTTGCAACTAAACCTTGGGTAACAGATAACCCCGCTACAACAGTAGATGAATCACAAGCTGCGGGTGCGTTTATTCAAGACTATGATCGCGTAGACCCTGCTTTATTATTTGATGATAGAGCAAGTGTAGATATAGATGATTCAGCTACAGGGACAGTTACGCCAGATAGCGATGTAGAAGTACTAGATGCTTATGTAGATATTACACCTCCTACAGCCGTACCCGCACCTACATTTAGAGCCGCAAAAGCAGCTCTTTCAAAAGCCGCAAAAGCAGGTGTAGTGTCTCCTGCTAATTATAATGCTTTCTTAGCAGATATTCTTAACAGTCCTCAATTTGCTACAGACTTAAATCGTCCACCAGTTACAGTAGACGAAATACGCGCACTAACTGCGAATACAAAAGCCGCACAATTTAGTCTTAACCAAGCTAAAAGCGGTCTTGCTAAAAGAACTACTGATGTAGTTATAAGCGATAGTTCTTTTATAGACAAAGTAAATCTTAGAGAAGATGTTAATTTGTCAGCCACACCAGATGCTGAAAAACAAACTAGATCAGAACTTACAAGCGTTGCTGCAGATAGTGAAGCTGCTAAGATTACAGATACTATAGGCTATGATGCTTATCAACGTAGAGCAATCACAGGTATAGAAGCGCAAGATGCTGCAATTAAATTTACGGCTGAAACAGCAGGTATTAATTCTAGCCTTGCTCAATCTATAGTTCAAGACCCTGCAAAAGTTACTGCTCAAATAGACAATGAGCCGCCTGAAGTAATTGCAGCAATAGCCGCGCTTCCTCCAGAGGCTCTAGTATCCTCACAAATGGAAACACTATTAGCGGGGATGGAGTCAGGCACTATACCCACATGGGCTAAACCTGCTGTTGATTCTATTAATCAAAGACTTGCTCAAAGAGGCATGGATGTTTCTACAGTAGGAAGAGATGCGCTTTTTAATGCTGTTATACAAAGTGCTTTACCTATTGCACAAAGCAATGCACAAGCATTACAGGCTAGAGCTGCCCAAAACTTATCTAATGAGCAACAGGCTAATCTTCAAAGAGCGCAAACAGAAGCTAATAGAAGGTTAAACAATCTGGCTAACAGGCAAACTGCTGAATCGCAGACTGCTCAGTTCTCGCAGAATTTAAAAGTTCTTCAAAGTCAATTCACACAAGAGAGAGATACTTTATCTTTCCAACAGCAACAAGAACAAAGATTAACTAATTTACAAAACCAACAAAGAACTGCTGAACTTAATGCACAAAATGAAAATGCTTCTGTAGCTCAGAATTTAGGCAATAGACAGCAAATAGAATTAGCTAATTTAGAAATACAGAATCAGTCTGCACAACAAAACATGACGGCTGTAAACCAAGAGCGTCTTGCTGAGATGCAAGTAGCTGCTGATTTTATATCTAAGAATGCTGCTTTTGATCAGCAAATGAAGACAGCTAATCTTAGTAATGAACAGCAAATGAGGTTGGCAAATTTAACTTCGCGGAATCAAGCAGGTTCAGAAAATCTAACTACAGCCCAGCAAACAGAGTTAGCTAACCTGAACGCTAGGATGCAAACAAATTTGACATCTGGTAATATTGCAGCACAACTAGGCACAGCATTATTAAGTGCAGATCAACAAAAGGCCGTAGAGAATGCTGCTATGGTGGCTCGTATAGATTTAAATAAATTTTCTGATGCTCAACAAGTAGAAATAGCAAACAGTAAGTTTATGCAAAGTATTTCATTAGCTGATTTTAATGCTAGACAACAGGGCATAATGCAAGACGCTACTGCACTTGCAGGATTAGATATGGCAGCAGCAGACCAAAGAACTAAGTTAGCTGTTACTCAAGCTCAGAATTTTTTACAAAGAGATATGACTGATTTAAGTAATCAACAACAAGCATTAATACTAGACACACAAGTAGAACAGCAAAGATTATTATCTAATCAAGCGTCTACAAATGTAGCCAGACAATTTAATGCAACATCTGATAACCAAGTAAATCAGTTTAATGAAAGTCTAGCTTCTCAAATTGAACAGTTTAATGCTGCACAAGGTAATGCTATGTCGCAGTTTAATGCCGCTGAAAAAAATAGAGTATCCGCTATAAACGCTGGGAATGCTATAGATGTAAATAAATTTAATAACCAGATAGATGTACAAGTTGATACGTTTAACGAACAACAAGATTTACAAAGAGATCAATGGAATACTGCTAATGCTCAAGCTATAGAACAATCAAATGTACAGTGGCGTAGACAAGCAAATACTATTAATACAGCAGCTCAGAATGCTACTAACCAAGAAAATGCTGCTAAAGCTTTTCAGATTTCAGCAGCCGATCAGAATTTTATGTGGCAAGAATTAAGAGACGAAGCTGCATATTTAAGACAGGCTTATGAAAATGATGAGCAAAGAGCCACTACGTTATATGCTACTGCTATCTCTAATGATGTAGCTGGTACAGGCGCAACAGGTATAAAACCTATAGTTGATATTGTTAAAACTATTATTACATAAGTACACAGGAGAATTAAATGGGCTTTTTTAAAAAAATATTTAGGGGCGTTAAAAAGGTCTTTAAAAAGATTGGCAAGGGCATTAAAAAAGTAGCTATGAAAGTTGGTAAGTTCATGGACAAGATAGGTATTGTCGGTCAGATAGCTCTTATGTTTATACCGCTTGGGCCAATATTGGGTGGCTTATTAAAAGGCGTGGGCGGTATAGCTGCAAGAGCTTTAACAGCTATGGGGCCAATAGGCGCACAAATACTTAAAGGCGCACAGTTTGTAATAGGTAAGGCAGGTAAATTTGTTACTACAGCTAAGAATGCTTTTGGTACTGTGACTGAAGGAGTAAGCAAATTTGTTAGCGAGTTCACTAAAACTGGTTTAAACAAGATAGGCTTTGACGCTACTAAGTTTGGATTTAAAGCAGGTGGCGGTCTTGACACATGGGTTCAGTCTGGTAGTAATTCTTTTGGAGAAGCTTGGGGAAAAGTTACAACAAACATAACTGAGAATGCAGGTAAAATTCTAGACCCCTTTAAGTCTAAAATAACAGCAGGCGCAAACACAACATTAGAAAGTATTTCAGACAGTGCCTTCCATTCTGTAGAAGACATTCAAAGAATGAATCCAACAATAAAAGATTGGGGCAGCATTGATGGGCGAACTATTAATTTAGATATGGATAATATAACGCAATATACAGGTACTGATTTTGTTGGGGATTTAAAAACTAGTGCAGCTATAGATTATGGAATGTTACCTGAGTCGGTCACAGGTAATGTTACTCCAAATAGAGCAGCACAGTTATTAAAAGATAAAGTACCTATACCTACATCTGACAGCTTAATGGGTTTTCAAAATCAATTGCCTGCTGCACAAAAACTTGGTTTAGTTGGCAGTGAGCCTACTCTTCAAGATTACACAAACTACAGTACAGCAACAGCAACAGCAACAAAAGATAGATTAGCTGCTGAACTAGGCGAAGGATTTTTTGATTCAGCAACAGGCTCGGCTGCAAAAGGTGTTGCTACAAGCGTAGGCACAACACTACTTACAGATGCAGCACGAAACGCAATAGCTGGTGATCCTCCTGAAGCTCCTGAATATGGTTATGTTATCAATGCAGGAGATACACTTGTACAGGGCGCAGGCGCAGCAGTAGATTATGGAATAGGCGGGGGCTTTGCTTTACAGTCTTCAAGTCCCGCAACAGGTTTATACGATGGCAGAAATACATATGCTGAATCTTTAAAAGCATATTACAATCTAGCTTAAAGGAGCTTTACGATGGCAATAGAACAAGACACGCCTATAGATTCTAGGATTTCTTTAACTAGATCAATTCCGGGTCAAGGTTTAACAAACGACCCTGATGATCCTTATCCGTGGGAAAAGCCTCCTGAGTTTACAGATTTAAGTGAGGCTGGTGTTTATCTAGTAAATCTTTTAGCAGAGGAAGAAAACTATGGGCCTATAATGGACACGATAGCCGATGGAACTCCTTTAATGGATTTGACACAGGGCATACTATTTAAAGGTTTTACAGAGGGTAAATGGAATCCTGACTTAATGATGATATTAGCAGAGCCTTTATGTTATATATTATTAGCTCTTTGTGAAAGGGCAAATATAGAACCTATCATTTATAAAGAAGAAGATGATGACGCAGAAGCAGACAACCAATTATTTAATGTTGATGTCAACAGGGATAAAATTAAAAGTCTTTCAAAATCTCCAATACCTTCTGGTGCTTTGCCCGAAGAAGTCATGGCTCAAATTGAAAATGCAGAACTGCCAAGTTTATTAGAACAACCAAAACAAATTGTTGAAGAAGATAATAGTAGCCTACTAGGAAGGAATTAGTCATGAGTAAAGCATCAGAACTAGGTAGCAGCCTACTAGCCTCTAAACAGCGTAGAGATGACAGCTTCCGTAAAGACCGCGAAAAGTGGGAGAAGAGACAAGCTTTTATTAGCCTTGCTGCTCCCGCCCTTACTACAGGTCTAGAAGCTTATGCTAAAAGAAAAGATACTGATCTTCTGTTTTCTAATCCCGAAGTAATGGAAGTAGCTTCTAACTTTAAAATAGCAGGAAGGAATAGTGCAGAATTATTAGCTACGGAAGCAGCTATAGCGAAAGCAGGTATAACACCTAATGAATATTTTTTTAACCAACATAAAGATTCTTTTCGGACTAGAGCCGAGGCTGAAATTGAATCTAGAAATGATTATCAAACAGCAGCAATAGGTGATAAAGGGCCATTTAATAAACTTATAGCTGAAGAAACAAGAAGCCTAACTGATGAATTAGCTGCTGACTATATGACCGCTTTAGCTTCTTCAAGAACTATAGGCAGTGATGCAGACAGAGCAGCCCTCCTTGCAGATTTAACTTCTTCTATAAATCCTAGAAGAATTTCAGGCCATATAATAAAAAGAGCCAGAGGTCTTTTTGGGCGTAAGAGCCAAGAAGAGCTAGATGCAGCAGCTATAGAAGCTTTGAGTAATAGTCCAATAGCTAATAATGTAGCAAATTTTAATGGCTTTAAAAAAGCATACGATGAAAGCAAAGATATTTTTTCTGCTTTTGATATGGCTAATTTAAAAAAATTTACACAAGGAGAACTTGCAGGTCTTCTGCGTCCAGTATCAACAGATACAAATTATGTAATAAGTTCTGACAAGAGATTAACAACGCAAGAAGTGACAGTAAAAGAAAATGTAAATAATGGCGAAATGATAACGTCATATGGTGACTTTGTAACTGTTTTTAATAATACAGATACTGCTGATGACAGAGCAGCAAAAGCTTTAGATGTATTAATGGACAACGCAGATACACTTGAACAAATGGAAAAATTTGGTACGCCAGAAGCACTGGAAATTTTTGTTGCTGAAGCAGGAAACTTAAAGTTAAGTTATATGAATCCTAAAACTATACCAGAATATAGACAGGTTCAAGCATTGGGTGAAGAAATACTAAACAGAAACCCACAATTATATATAAAAGATGAATTTGAAAATGTAGCAACTTTAGAACTTATGAGAATGCAAGGTACTACAATGCTTCAAATAGAAACAATGATTGCTCAGACTTCAGATGATCCTGTTGAAGTAGAAGCGGCGTTGGCAAGAATAGACGCATCAATGTTACAGTATGTTGACCAAGCCAGAAACCTTAATTCATTAGCTCGTGGTGATGGCCCATTAAGAAAGAATAATGTGCCGATGCCTGAAGGTTACGGGTCTACCCTTACTCAAGAAGATTGGGATAAGATGAACGAAACACAACGCGCTCAGTTTCCACCAAAAAATTAGGTTTACTATGCCACAACAATTAACTGAAGATCAAAAAGCAGCAATAGCCGAAGTTAGAGCAAGCACTCTTACTCCTGAACAACAGGCTATTATTGATAGCGTTACTAAACCTCCAGAGCCTGTAGTGCCTCTAGAGCCTGTAGTGCCTGTAAATAAAGAAGAAGAAACAACTAGAAATCTTACTGAAGCTGGGTTGTCAGCAGACTATCTTGATTCTACTGTAAGAAAAAATGCAGAAGCTAGAGAAAGCGGAGTTCCTAGATACGACTTTGGCCCAGATTTTAATCCTACTAAACCAGATATTAAAGATGTTGGTTTAGACTTTGCAAAACTGTGGACTGATACCCGTGTTGACCTTGAAAAATTAGGTATATTTGCTGCAACTAAAATTGCAAAGGCTGTACCTAATAGACAAATACAAGAATCTTTAGACGTTATAGAATCTCCTGAAATGCAAAACGTAATCAATCGTACTCTTTCAGAAAACGCAGCAGAAACAACAGCCAAAGTTACGGGTGTTGATGTAATGACAATATACGATTCTGATACTGGAAGAATATTTCCTATGGATACTGCTATAGGCACTGCGGCAGAAGTAGGAACATACTTGGCTGGTGGCATAGGTATATATAAAAATATACCTGAGTTATTAATGAAAAGTAAAACTTGGCGTAATGGGTTTTTAAAAAGCACTGCGTCTGGTGGAGCTATTGATCAACTACTAACTAATCCTGATGAGAATATTAGTAATGTTATAGAAAATGTTATGGGTGAAGAAACTGCAAGAGAATGGAATTCTTATTTGTTTTTAGCAGCAGACAAGGATGATTCTGAAGCTATAAAAAGATTAAAGCTTTTAGGAGAAGGCTCTTTAATGGGTGCATTAATAGATGTAGTTGGTGGTGTTAATACATTTAGAAAATTAATTCGTGATAAATTTAGTAAAACTCCAAGACAATTATCTCCAGAAGACAAAGGCGAATTGTTTGTTGACTTTATTGAAGAACAAAAGAAAAAAATAACAACACCAAAAGAAGGCGGTTCTGTAGACCAATGGAAAGAAGATTATGTTACACCAAGTAGTGCTGAGTTACAAGATGCCGCTGCTATTAGAAACTTGCGAGAAGAGCCAGAACTAAGGTTTGATGAAACTCCAAAAGGTCAAGCGCAAATAGAACTACAACAAAGCAGCGTTCTAAATAGAGTTCTTAATTCTACATTTACATCTAGGGGTTTTTGGACTCCCAAAGCTTTTGATGCTTTTAATGATTCTTTGTACGCACAAAGAACTACTATACATGAAGCAGAAATAATTAGTTCTAAATTAAATAAAGTTATAAATAATTTTAACGACAACGACCCCCGATTAAATGACAGAGTTATGACTGCTTTTAATACACCACTAGACGATTCAGCTAGTCCGTATTTAACTCCAATTGAAAATGTTGCTAGGCAATTTGATTTGCCAGACGAAGTAGCTGAACAGGTCTTAGAAGGCAGAGCATTTATTGATCAACTTTCTGAAAGGCTTTCTGATTCAACTATGGTTAGTCCTGAATTAAAAGACATAATACAAGATAATATAGGTTCATATATTAGAAGATCATTTAGACTTTTTGAAGATAAAAATTATAAACCTTCTGACGAAATAAAAAATGATGCTATAGATTTTATAGCTCAAAAATATATGAATGCAGGAGAACTTCCTGATACATCTAAATTAAAAGCTGGACTAGATGTAAATAACATATTAAATAGAGGGGATAAAAGTGCTTTAGAATATATGGCTTCAATACAAAAATTAAATAACAAAATTTTTAAAGCTAAAAATGAAGATATACCTGTAGAAATAAGAAAACTAATGGGCGAGATAGAATCAGTAGATGAGTCTGTCATTGTTACTGCTCAAAAAATGGCAAAATTTTATAATGATGCTGAGTTCCATGAGAACCTTTTAAGATTAGGAGATGGCAAGTATATATTTAAAGTTCGTAATCTTGGTCAATCTAACACATTGCCCGGTACAGAAGCAGTATCACCTGTAGAACCAAGAGCAACTATTAGAACAGAAACAGATGACGTAATATTTGATACAGATGTATACAGCACTGAAATAACAGGCACTGGTTCTATGCTTGATGGGGTAAAAGATGAATTTACTTATTACACCACACCAGAAATTGCATCTGCTCTAAAATCTGATCAGGGATCATTTGATCTTAGGAGTATGAATTCTTTTTATAAAGGATTTTTATCATTAAAAGGTCTTTCTCAAAAATCAAAAACTGTTTACAGTGTACCAACTCAGGTTCGTAATGTTATAGGAGGAGCGCAGTTTGGCCCTGCTAACGGTATTATAGTTAACCCCGCATCTCAGTCAGTAAAGGATACATTTAAAACTTTATATAATAACGCAACAGATAAAGGCGATGAAGGTCTAAACGAACTGTATCAAAAATATTTAAGACTAGGAGTAGTTAATACTAACACTAATGTTTCAGAATTTAGATCGTTATTAGAATCAGGTTTTAGAGATGCCGACAAAAATATATTGGACTCTGCTACTGAAACTTTAGCAAATTACGGTGGCGTAAGAGGCGCAGTTGGGGAAACTTTAGACCCATTAGTTAAGCGTGGAACGAAAGCAGTTGATCCTGTTCTTAAAGGCATGGAAAAATCATATGTAGCAGTAGATGATTTTTATAAAATAGTTATACATAATGCAGAATTAGACACGCTTAAAAAAGCACTGCCCGATGCTGATGTAAGTCTACTAGAAGCTGAAGCAGCTAGAATAGTTCGTTCAACTGTTCCTAATTATGATTTTGTTCCACCCTATGTTAAACGATTAAGACAAATGCCTTTTGGTAGTTTTGTTTCTTTTCCTGCTGAGTCATTGAGAACTAGTGTTAATATTTATAGAGAAGCTTTTAGAGAAATAAGCTCTAGTAATAAAGTACTACAAAGAAGAGGTATGCGGCGTTTTGCAGGTAGAACAACACAGATGGGAGTGTGGTACGGTGCGGCAGAAGGTATGGGCGCATTAGTTGGTTTAGGACGCGAAAAATTAAAAGCTCTTCAAACAATAGATGAAAAACCGTGGTCTAAATCTTCCCCAAGAATACCTGTTGTATTAGATGGTGAGACTTATCTTATAGATACACAATTTTTAAATTCTTATGAAACTATAAATGCTCCTTTTGCAGCTATGTTTGAAGAGGTTAGAACTGGTAAATTAAAAGGTGAGGCATTAGAAACGCGAATAGTAAACGGTACTTTAACAGCAATAGGTGACTTGCTTGGGCCATATACAGATCAACCCATTTTAACTCAGGCTCTTACAGATGTTGGGTATGCTGCTTTGTCTTCAGATGGAAGAACAGCTAGAGGTAATAATCTTTTTAATGATGTTCTTTCAACTCAAGAAAAATTAGAAAATGGTATCTGGCATATATTCCAATCTTTTATACCCACAACAGGTTTTTCAGCAGAAGATATTGCACGTTCTGGGGCTTTCCTAGCCACACCTGATCGTAATACAGGGTATGTTACACCTACAGGTGTAGAACTAGCAGCTACTTTTGCAGGTTTGCGTTTAAATAAAGTAGACCCTGAAACAGTTTTAGGTTACAGAGTCTCAGAATATAATGGTAGGAAAAACGATCTTGCAAGACCTATTATAAACTATGAAAATACACCTGAAAAAATTGTTGATGAATATGTAGCCCTTGAAAGAAAAAGATACGAAAGTATGCAAGATATATACAGGCAAATTTTAGCAACAAAAGAACTAATAGGTCTTAGTAAAACACTTGTTGTATTAAAAAACAGAAACATGGGCAATCTTGAAATAGGTTCTTTACTAGCAGGCAAATATTTTACTCCTTATAATATAGTGACAGAAACCTCACTTATGAGTATGTTTGAAAAAACTCCTTTTGATCCAGAATCTGAAATTAATAGTGTAAGTAAATTAGTCAAGGCTTTAACTGACAAACGTATAGAAATGTTGAACACTAATTTATTCTTTGAAGAAGAAGAAGAAAGTCCTCCCCCTACTAGTCCAGAAATAAGTGCTGCTCAACAAACAGAAGAGCAGGAGTTTAAAGATTTTAAACTAGCCAAAGGCGGCGAAGTATATGACGTACCTCAAGTTCCTGAAGAGCCTGATGAACGTATAGATAAGATGACAGGTCTGCCGTATAACATGCAAGCAGGTGGGGCTTTTGTGGACGAAGAAGATCGTGAGCGGTCTGCTGCTGGTGGCAAGGTACTAGGGAGTCTACAAAGAACTCGGAAAGCCGAAGGCGGTATATTTGATCTACTT